AACGCCTAAGCCCCGAACGGTTGCCGGGTGGTGCTACCCTACCGGCCCGGATTAAATCCCGGCTATGGGCTCGACAATGCGCCGGGTAAACACCGGGCAAAAAAAACCCCGGACAATGCCGGGGCTGGTTTCGGTTAGTTTATCGGGGCCGGTTAGTCGGTGAGATACTCGGCGGCCGTGGCGTATACCTTGGCGCAGTCGGTGCCGTCATAGTTCGGCCAGTGCCCGGCCTCGACCATTTCGCAATGGTGAACGGCGGCCCGGATCTCGTCGTTAAAGTCAGCGCGGCCCACCATGCCGAGAGCGATAATAAATATCGCCCCGACTAGGACATAAGCAAGGCGGCCCATTATGCGGCCACCGATAGGAATGCGTCCGACTCGATCAGCTTTGCAACTTCACGCTCCCGGGCGTCCAATGTAATCGCTGTATTATCGACGTTGCCCGAATTGCGAACCCCAAACAATTCGCTGTTATGGCTGGCGTAATTAGTCAAGGCCGAGTAAAGGGCCCAAACCGAACGGCCCCGGGCGTCGGCCTCGCGCTCGAATTGTTCCATCATTTTCTTAACCTTGCGACCGGCCATATTGTTTGCATTCAAAACCGCCTCGGCCTCGGCTGGCGTGATTTGTTTGCTGGCCCATTGTTGCCACGTTCTAACCCGGGTTACGTATTCCGCGCATTGTTGTTCGATAAACCCGGCGAATATTGCGGCCGAATACCCCGAGGTATGGCGGGCGGCCTTTTTATTCATTTCGCCGCTAGTACAGCCATTTGTACACCATAGATCCTCAGCACCGGCAAACAGTCGAACCGCGCCGGATCCATTAAAGCTATTAGTTAAACCGATTTTAAATAATAGTTGGGTGCTGGATCCGTTTAGCTGGCGGATATCCGCGCCGAGCCCATCAAACAATAATTCAATCCGGGTAAACTGGCCGCCATAGCTGGCCGATTCTTTAAGCTGGACGCCTTGCAATGCATGGCGGGGCAAAGCCGATTCGGCCCCCTCGGTCATCATTTGATAGATAGGGCCATTGGGTGCGATACCATAACGGGCCCCGACTACGCCGAGCGCCTCGCCATTATCCGAGCGGGTGACAGCTTGCCCTATTGTTTTATCTAGCTGGACAAATTGCGCCGGTTCCACAAAACCGGTTTCCATATTAAGGCCGCCAGCTTTGCCGGTGCCGATAGGTGACAGCACCGCGTCAAAGTCGGTGGCGTCGGTTAGTTCCGGCCAGTGAAAGCCGGGGCGATTGTTTGCAATGTTGAAAACGTTGCTATTGGTTTGAATATTCATAATATTTATTTCCTTTTGTAGTTAAACGGCCGAGACCACCCCGGCCGATGATTAGAGTATAGCATTAATCCGCCCCGAGTAAAGGGCGTAATTAATGTAATAGCTAAAGCGTCCCGGCGGCCCATGACAAAACCCACCACCAAAAAACGCAAAACCCAATAAGAGTATAAAGCGGCCGCAAAGTGCCGAGCGGATATTTTTCTTTTTTCATATGGCAACCGCCAAAATGCGCTCGGCATGTTTCGCCCCGTTACCATGCACCACCGCCGCAATGTTGGCGGCCTTAGTTCCCGAGCCTTGGCAAAGTTTGCATTTTTCGCACGTTGTGCGCTGGCCGCCCTCTTTAGTTGCCGGGCATATAATTTCGCCGGGTGCTACTTTATCGGCCCCGGTTATTACTCGGAACGTGCGCCGACCGGCGGCCCAATGTTTTCGAGCGTCGGCCAAACTATCGGCGGATATCATACAAGCGGCCGCGATAACGTCCCGGGCCTTTTTATTAATAAGGGCGAATTGGTGGCTGTAACCCGTCCAGCCCTTGGCATTAGTTAATAGGGCCGACCAAATAGAATGCGGCACGGCCGCCGGGTCACCATAGGCACCGAGCCGGATAGTTTGCCCGGCCCCATAGTCGGCCAGCGTTTCGGGTTCAATTGTAGGATACCGGCCGCGCTGTAGTGTTTTCCATATATTAAGCGGGGCGTGGTATAGAGTGACATAGCACGGGCGATTGTTTGCCGTGCCCTTTTCTTTATCCGGGGCGGGTTCACCTTTTAAAGGGCAAGCGCCGCATATGCCATAATCTAACCCGAGCCGATTAATTGCCAGCGGATCGCGTTCGGGGTCATCCGCTAAAATCCAAGTTTGCAACATTCCGCCGGTTTTGGCGTTGTTACTTTTAACCGTTGCAATGCAAACAATGGGCGAACCGTCCAGCACCGAGGGCCCACGGTATAGAATACCCGCGCCGGGGTGTTTTGTATTTTTCATAATATTTATTTCCTTTTGTAGTGTTTAAGCGACGCCACCACAGCGAACGCATAACCCCGATTATATACAAGCGCCACCAGTTAGCAAGTAACAAAGGGCGCAAGTAATCCGGCCAAATTATTTTTTTATTTTTTTGTTACATCCCTATATATATACACACATAGGCATGATTAATGCGGCAATAATGGCGTAACTGTATTTTAGTCTTGACGCGCCAGTCTTTTTTAAAATATCTTGATGAGACTTATTCAAAGGAGAGCAGATGCCCAACAGGAAACGCAATCTTAACACCAGCCAGCCACCTGAAGACTACGAAGTCTCGATTGAGGAAGCTATAGACTCAATAATGTGTTTGTGGGAGGCAATAGAAATAGCAAAAACAGGAAAACGCGGTGATATATTAATGGTGGGGGACACCAGAGTAGCAATTCCGGGGTGCTGTCGAGGAGATAACGCCAATGTCCATGTTACAGTATGTCCCGAATACACCATGCCTGATCTAAGATTAGTCAAAGACTAACAAAAGTACCAAAAGGACATAAAAAAAGGCCCCAGAACGTCCAAAAAGGATATTCCGGGGCCTTTGCTGTGCCATTTTAAGGGGAAAACGACACATCGCAGTTGTTAAGAGCGGGAGGAGTACTCCTAACACCTCTAAGACTACTACAATGCCCTTAGTACGTCAACAATTATACCCATAGTTGACGCGCCAGTTTTTTTTAGTTATCGTATTAACCGAACTCATAACTAATAAGGGTATAAGGATGACAAAATATTTAGAAGAAAGGAAAAAAGCAGACGGATCAGTGTTTTATGCATTTAATCCGTCCCGAGGTGTACGGGATGCACTTAACTTAGGGTACCAACGGTTCCCAAACAAACGGGATGCAGTAAAGTATTGCCAGCAAGTGGCATTAGAATTTAGTTTGCACCGCAGAAAGAATGAAGGAACGATCAAAGTAGACGATGAAAGCGTCGAAGGACTGATTACATTCTACAAAACTACTCAAGAGTGGTTAAAATTAGCGGATAACAGCAAAACTTTCTACGATTTACAGCTACGAACGGCCACAGAGATGCAATTAGACGCATCAAAGCTGGCATTTGGTCAGGTAAAGGCTAAAAACATCACTGCAACTCAGGCAGATAAGCTATTTACCATGATTCAACAGGAATATAGCGACCACAGGGCGTCTCATGTAGTGAAAGTACTGCGAAAAGTGTACAACGTGGGCTTTAGACACGACAAAGTACCCGCAAATCCGTTTAGCAACATGAAAATACCCGGCTTGGCTACCCGAAAGGTACTCTGGGAGCCTGAGCAAGTGACCAAATTGATAGAGACAGCCGATAAGATGGGCTACCCATCCATTGGTACGATCACTTTGCTTGCCTATGATCTATGTGCAAGGCCCGGAGACATGCGACAGTTAACGTGGGCGAATTATCATGATGAACAGTTTGCTTATGTGCAAGAGAAGACTAAGACCATAATGGGTGTAGCGGCTTCTCCAAGACTCGTAGAGCGTCTGGCGCAACAACATCAATACGATCCATTGAAATTAGACCGAGAGGGCTGTATCGCCATCTGTGAGACTACAGGTAATCCGTACAGCAAAGACCTACTCGTCAAATACTTCGCCCGAGTTAGAAAACAGTCTGGCTTGCCTACACATCTACAACTTCGGGATCTCCGCCGAACAGGTGCAACTGAGATGGCTGAAGCTGGATGTACCGAAGATGAACTGAGAGCAGTAACGGGACACCAGTCGCGTGAGATCCTAGCGACCTATGTCCGACCAACAATGAAGCTGGCAACGTCAGCAATCAACAAAAGGTTCGCATCATGAAGACACAAGGGGTACCACACTACCCTGACTTCATTACCTGTGATTTTTGTGGGGTTGAGACTCGTGGAAGAATCTTCCCAGAAGAGCCTGATTCGGTGAAATGCACGTCATGCCGTATGGAATTAACTGATGTAGCAACTAGTGTAGTGGTTGATGGCAAATGGAAAATCGACCAAAAACGATCACTCCACTCCACTGACATTGTTACCGAGGCTTTAAATCACTTAGCAAACAATGACTTAGACTAACTTTGGTTGCGGGAGTAGGATTTGAACCTACGACCTTCAGGTTAGGTGGAAGTGTAATAAAATCAAGGGGTTACAAGGTTTTAAATGGTTAAGCTCATAACTAATGTAATAGTTAAACTATAGTTTAGTTGTTGACGGATGCCAAAAACCATGTTAAAAAAGCGAGGCCGCTCCGGGGCCGAGCTACCCCTCATACTCGTTTTAAGGGGAAAATATGTATAACCGAATTGAACAGATAGAAATCATACAATCGATTAAAGTCGGTGAAGGTGAATCGAAAACAATCGATTGTCCGTTCTGTCACGGTAAAAAGAAATTCAGTATAACGAACAAAGACGGCACGGTTCTCTGGAATTGTTACAAAGCATCCTGCTCGATTAAGGGAGCTTATCGTAAAGGTATGTCCTTGTCTCTGATCAAGAACCGGGTAGGTATACCGAAAGAATCTACCAGCGATTACATAAGACGTGAGATCAAAGAACGTGGTCTTACTACCCGGCCATTACCCGACATGTTATCCCAGCCTAAGAATCATGCGTTTGTCATGGATTATCTTGAGGAGAACGGATGTATCTCAGCCTATCAACAAGGTCTTAACAAGATCCTGTACGCCCCGGCTGACAATCGGTGTTTGTTCTTTATGAATGAGAACAAAGGTGCCGTGGGTAGATCCATGAGTGGTGCCACCCCTAAGTGGATGTCCTATGGGGATACCTCGGGTGTATTAACGGTTGGTACGGGTGACATCGGTGTTATCGTCGAAGATGCACCGTCTGCTTGTGCTGTTTCTTCCCAAGAAATGTACACTGGAATAGCCATTTTAGGAACAAATTTGAGTACAAAACAGAAACAAAGCCTTAAAAACTATAAGAAAATAGTAATATGCCTTGACAACGACGCTAAAGGTAAAGCTATAAAGTTGTTAAGACAATTGCAGGGTTTAGTTAATTGCACTGTTAAGTTCATTTCTAAAGACCTCAAGTATTGTCCAAAGGAAGAGATTGTTAATGTAATAGAAAGCCCGAGACTATAGGTGCGGGAAGTTAATGGAGGCTAGAGAACTAAAATGAAGTGTAGAGGAATTGTTGTAATCGATTACGACTTGCCAGATGGATACAAGCAAGCCGCAATTGAGCAGGAAGCTCTCGAACAAGCTATTCGTGAGTTGGTTAAGGGAAACCCCAGAGTTGTACACTCCGAAGTAGATATCAAAGAGCGCCGGGGGGATAACAAGCCCGATATAAAGAAGATGAAATTAAGAAGTAGTTAATAGATTAATACATTATTTGTTTGGCCCTGTCGAAAGATGGGGCTTTTTTTTGTCTGGCGTTCGTGTTACCTTATAGCTCAACTATAACTTAACTATGCGATAGCTATGGACATAAGAATACTTAAATCACTATTATCATTCGACTTTTATAACGAAAACAAATCAAACCTATCTAAGAATCTATTCGAGGATGAGATCCAAGACGCCTATGTCACGATCTCTCAAGCCCACGAAAAGCATCAACATGATCTAATCCCTGCCGACATCATGGCATTGTGGCAAAACCAGAACCCGGTAGCTACTCGGTCTGACCAAGAAGCCTTTGCTGGTATCGTAGATCTAATTAATACAATAGACCCACTTTCCCCGCCTGTAGTAGCCGAGGTCATACAAGGCCTATGGCAACGCCGCATTGGAACTCGGATAGCTAACCTCGGCATCGAAGTAGCTGATGGCAACACGACCGGGATGGATAGACTACACCAATTGCTTGACCAATCAAAGGAAGGCTTCATGCCTACCGACTTTGGTGAGCCTACGACTAAAGACATACACGAGCTACTGGCCGGTGTTACTGACGATAACCGCTGGGAGTTTAACATAGCCACGTTATCTAGACATGTGTACGGGATTGGTGCCCGGGAGTTTGGGTGCGTGTTTGCTTTACCTGAGACGGGTAAGACAGCATTCCTAGTCAGTATATGTACAGGCCCCGGTGGGTTCTGTGAACAGGGTGCTAAGGTTATCTATCTAGGTAACGAGGAAGACACAGGGCGTACTATGCTCCGTGCCATCCAAGCACACGCTGGTGTTACCCGGGAGCAAGTAATTGCTGACCCTATGAAAGCCAGACGTAAGTTTAACGATATTGAAGATCTGTTTGACATGAACGAGATACAGGACTGGGACTTGGCTAAGATAGAAGCCTACGTCGAGAAAGAACAGCCTGACATTCTGATCATTGACCAAGCAGATAAAGTAAACATTGGCGGTAACTTTAACGCAGGGCATGAACGTCTGCGTGAGTTGTATCGTCGATTGCGTGAGACCGCGAAGAAATTTGACTGTGCCCTACTCGCGGTAAGCCAAGCCAGTAACGACGCCAAAGGGCGTACCCGTTTATCGGGGTTCGATATGGAAGGCAGTAAGATCGGCAAGATGGCCGAGCTAGATTTATGTATTGGTATCGGCAAGCATGAGGCTGGAGACGTTGATGACTCCGAGCCCGATACCTCACGTTACCTAACCGTCAGTAAGAACAAGCTGAGTGGTTGGCATGGCACAGTAATTTGCAACATACAGCCGGAGATCTCCCGGTATGTGGAGTAGATATGCTGATAAGACTATCGAAGCAGGACGCCCATAGCTCAAAGATATTGGGTGCAGATACAGTAAAACTTTGTGAGATGCAGGGTTTTAAACCAAGACTGGAGAATGAAAGCCAGTCCCGGGTAGAAGCTAACATCTACGGCTTCAAGGCCGAGTTTGCTGTAGCACGACTGCTAGACCTTACACCCCCGACGATCAACGTAGTCAGTGATGGCGGCGTGGATCTCTGGTGCGAGGACACTTCGATAGATGTAAAATTTACTAACTCAGAATATGGCCCACTGGTCTTCGATACAGTTCCGAAGTTCCGTGCCCAGATAGCTGTGTTGGTAGGGAGAACCGAAGATCCAAATGAGATGCGGATCAACGGATGGGTAGATCGCAGGACGTTCAAGAAGGAATGTAGCCCCGTTAATTTCGGATACGGTGACAGACTGAAGATGGAACACGAGGAGTTGTTCCCGATTGAAACCCTGTGGAAACGATTAATGGAAAATAAATTTAATAAAGGGGAATAATGTGAGTGTAGTAATAGTATTGGACTTAGAAACAACAGTTCAATTTGGTGAGGAAAAAAGTAAGGACAACAGCCCGTACCATCCAAAGAATAGAATCGTCTCATCTCATTGGAGAATGATTGAAGACGGAAAGATAGGTGAAGCGCGTAGGGCGATCTTTAACCACAACGAACAGCACGGCCTGAACGCCGATAGCAGTGAGCCCATGAAGCGAGACCTTAGCCGGGCTGAATTAATTGTATGCCATAACGCTAAATTTGACGTGTCCTACTTATTGGAGTCAGGTTTCAGTATACCAAAAACGGTGTACGACACGATGATTGGTGAGTACATCCTTGCAAGAGGACAACGACAAGAGCTATCCCTCAAGGCCACTGCTGAACGCCGGGATGTTACTCGTAAGAAGTCCGACCTTGTAGACGGGATGTTCAAATCGGGCATAGGTTTCGAGGCCATGCCACTGGCTACGGTTATAGAGTATGCAGATGCCGACGTGCTATCAACTGCGGAGATCTACCAAGCCCAGCAGAAAGATCTTACAAAAGAATCTAACGTCGGCTTACTCCCAACCTTTACTCTAATGAATGAGATGTTGCTGTTTTTGGTGGAGCTAGAGCGCAATGGTATTGCAATAGATACCGATACTCTGGGTGCAGTAAAAACACAGTATGAAGCTGAGAAGGTACAGATAGAGAAAGATCTCGATGCTATCGTAGCTGACGTGATGGGCGACACGCCTATCAATCTGAACAGTGGTGTAGATATGACTGCCG